TTCTGGTCTTTCGGATTGTCATTTGCCGCATTCACAGCATCTTTTCCAGCCCTTGCCGCCGTTGCCTTGTCCTCCTCTTCTCTCATTTACTCCCACTCTCCTTCCAACTCTCTCTCCGGTGATTTGATAAAAAATCCCGTTGTCGTAACGCCGAAATAATACGGATGTGTGTTCTCCTCTGCTACCTCAGAGCGAAACTCATTGTCATTCCGAAACGCATGTGCAAGCAACGGCTCCTTCATGAATCGTTCTGTGACTCTCTGGAATAAATTCAGCAATCCTTCATGCCCTTTGCATCCGGTTCCGCTGTCATATACCCCGAAAATAATTGCGACTTTCACCAGCTGCTCTGCGTTTGGCCCCTCAGTCTTGACGCTGTCAATTTTGATATTGCACCACGGCGCCGCACACAAGGCGTCTTCCGTCTGCAAGCTCTGGTATTCAATCGATTCACTTGCCGCCTCATCTTCCAAGGCTCCCACGTCAAATGCGGCAATCGGAAGGTTCTGCAGATAAAATTGCATCGGCGACAAGATTTCTCTTCCGGCTTTCCCGCTTGCCGCATCTTCAAAGAGCATCCCCTCCGTCAACTTCTGGATTTCTTTTGCCAGCGCCTTTTGACAATGAAAAATCGTGTTTCCCGCTCCCGTCGCTTCTCTCATCTCACCGATTCCCGCCTTCGCTTTCCCTTATTTCCCCGTTCGCTCATTAGGCTTTCCCCAGTCTTTTCAGCGCCTGTGCCAGACTTTTTGCACACTGCTCCGTGTAGAACTTCGCAATATTTTCCTCTTCCGCTCCGAAAACTCTTTTGCTTTTGGTCATCATCATGTCGGACGAACCCAAAATCTGGTTAATCGGGAATCTTGCTTTTCCCGCTCTCTCAGCCAGCGCAATGTGTCCGCTCTTGAACTGCACAACAAAGACATCATGGAATAACTTGCCTTTGTTTCCTCGAATCTGTCCGGCGTGCACATAGTACCGTTTCTGTTTTCCTACCTTCACGCCAATCGTTCTTCCGTCCGGTCTCTTTTGGCTTTTGAAGTCCAGCCGTCTGAAATGCTTTACGGTATCTTCCAGAAACTTTGTCGGCGTGTTTCTCGGCGAGAATTTGAACTTTGTAATGGCGTGCTGTTCCGACCGGAAACGTAACGTTCCCTCCGGTTCAATTCCCCGCGCCACTGCCTTTTCAATCTTCGACCGGTCCCGAATTCCTTTCGACGCTTCGCCCGCGTAGGAAATCTTTGCCTTGTGTGACAGCACTCTTTGCGCCTTCCTCAGCGTAGCGTTTACGGCTTTTGACAGCACCGCCTCTTCGCTGATTCTTTCAATCTTCCCCAGCGCTCCCACAATCTTTCTCAGGTCTTCCGGATTCACATAAATCTGCGCACTGCTGATTCTGCTCATTACGATCTGAACCTCTGAATCGTGATTGAATACATTCCGCCCTCATCTCTGCTGTCTGTCACAATGAACTTTTCTCCATCGAAATCCAGTTGCCTTCCGTGTGCCGGTTGCTGCCCAAAGTCCTTGCGTGCCACATACAGAATCATGTTGTCTTCGAAGATTCCATCAATTCTGCTGTGCTCAAATTGCTTCTTGCCGCGTGCTTCAACCTCGTTTGCGTCAACCGTGCACAGCATCCTTTTCCCGTTCAGCGTGTGATACTCGCCAAACTCATCATCATTCAAGAAAACATTTTTGATATCCTGGAATGCCAGTCTCTTAAAGTTCGGCCTTCTGTCTTCCGGGCTCATTTTTTCTCTTGCTTTCTTCCCTTCTTCGGAACTCCCACAAGCAACTCTCCGGTGTTTCCTTGCGTGCTGCTCGCCGCCTCGATTCCGGCAGAAAGCGCCTCCGCCGTCGCTTTGACATTTGCGCTTCCCTGCATCTGCATCTCTGCCCACTCTTCTTCGGTGCAAATGCTTCCGCACTCTTTCATCGCCTCTATCAGCGGCAAATCGTCCGGAATGACTTCACCCCGGCTATACATGTGATTGCCGCTGAATAGCGTCATCAGCGCGATCATCCCACCAACTTCACTTTCACGGTCAGCTCACCCGCCTTGCTTGCCGCCGCCGCATAGCCAGCCTCTACCGTCCCTGCCAGCGCAATTCCGGTTGCGTCCCAAAACAGCGGCACGCCCATGGCGATCACATCCGATGCCGTCTTCTTCGGCATTGCAAAAACGCCCGTCACATGCACCGCTCCAACCTCGTTCTTGTCAATATCCGAACCGGCAACGGCAATCCGCTTGTTTCCAAGCGTCACAATGTCGCCAGCCTTGATATCGGCGCTCGTTTCGTTCTTGTAGTCCAGCGCCTCACCGCGCATCTCATACATTGCTGTCATTCTTGTTTTCTCCTTTTCGTTTTTTCGGCCCTTTCAGTTTGTAATGCGATAGCGGGACGCTATGTCTTTTGCATCCCGCTCCCGCTCATCACTGAATTACTTCGCCGTTATTTCTTGCAATTCCTCTGAAATCTCTCACGTTCACGCCGAAATCGCCGTAAATCTTCCAGTAGAATCCCAGTTTCGTTGCCACCGTGTCGCGCTCCACAATCGGCTTCTCCTGTCCGTTCAGGTAGTCTACCTGAATGCTCTTTGCGCTGTTCGGATCCGCAACCATGAACCACGGTGCCTTGCCGCTGCCCGCGAGCATGTTCAGAACCGGAGTCTCAACGATTTCAATCGGATATCCATGCAGCGGGTTTACATCGTTGAAATCGCTTCCAACAACCTGTGCCGAATGGAAAATCACCTGTAAATCGAATCCCCAGCCAACCGGGACCACAATGTACTTCGGTCTGACATACATTGCCTTATCGAAGTTGTCCTTCTGCAGCTGCATCATCGTAATCATCGCCTGGATAACAGCCTGCGTCGGCTTCTCGCCCGCGCCGCTCGCAAGGTTTTTGTGGTTGGCGTTAAAAAGATTCACGCCATCGAACGTCACACCATTGTCAAAAATCTTACGGTACACCATCTCGTCGATCGTGTTCTTGTACCGCTGCGCATACAGTGCCGGAACCCTCGTCAAAAATCCGATATCGTCGTTGATAAATGCCTCTCGCGTCATGCTGAAGCTTTTGCCGTAGGTGTCCAGCTTTCTCGTGGGCAGCAAAGCTGTCTTCGGAACATCTTCTTTCAGCTCTCCGTTCTCCGGAACTCGTTCAAAAGGCGAAAGACCGCCCATCACATATTCATGATCTCGGCTCTCCTTGAAGTCCTGCAAGGTTCCCTTCGTCGTCCACTTCTGAAAAGTTGTATTGACGGCGTCGTACTGCTGCACAATTGCCTTGTTGATTGTCGTGTCAAGAATTGCCGGGAACGCGCTGGACGGATTGAAATACTGTCTCGTAAGCATGCTGAACATCTCGTCGCCGCTCATTTCTCTGGTCCCCGACACATTTTCAAATCTCTCAAGGCATTCTTCGCCGATTGCGCGTAGGCTCATTCCCGCTCTTCTTCGTGCCGACTCGCTTGCGCCCTCAACATCCATGCCGCCCTTCATCAGCAACGCATCCGTCATATCCCGAACATATCTGTCCTGACCGGTCTCTCCCGTTCTTGCGCCCTGTGCTGCCGGTGCCGCCTGATTTCTCAACTCGTTCAATACGTGCTCCCTTACTTTTTCCAGAGAACTTCCGTCCCTGATCATGCTGCTCAAATCGAGTCCAAACGCTCGCGCCATGCCGTTGATCTCTTCAATCCTCTGCCGCTCTCTCTGCACGGCTGCACGTTCCGCTTCGCCATTCTCCACGCCTGCACTTCTTTCCTCTGCGCTTGCGGGTGCCTGCGCGCTCTCCTCGCCCACGCCGCCGCGTGTTGCGGTATCAGGTGTTTCGCCTCCTGCCGCATTGCTTCTCATCTGCTCTTCCGTCTCTCCTGTTTTCTTTGCCACTTTGTCTCCTCCCTTTGTCATCGTGTTTTCTGCACTTCTTCCTACACCAACGCTTTCATCTGCCGGAACCGACACAATGGAAATCTCTGTCGGCATCCAGCGCGTTGCAATATAGCACTCTCCCTCAAACCTGCCATCGGTTGACTTCTTTCCCTGTTCCACCTTTTCCCAGTTGTCAACCATATATCCCACCGATACGCCTTTCAGCGTTCCGGACCTCACCTTCCTGAAAATCTTTTCCGCTTCCGCATCTTCATCGAATCTGATTTTCGCTTTGCCGCGTCCGTTCTCAACCCACGCTTCAATCACTTGCCCGAGAACATAATCCCTGTCGTGATTGAAAAGCACGCACCCGATTTCTTGCAGTCTCTTAAGATTCACGCAACCTTCGCTATGGTCTAAAATCTCCGTTCCGAACCAACGCTCGTATGGCTCTTCCGACGAAAAGGAAAGCTCAACCTCCCGACTCTCTCCGCCCTCGTTGCCGCTGCCTACCGCCGTAATCTGTGCGTTTCCGAACTCTCTCCGAAGCTCTCGTTCCGGCGCTGTCGCCCGCGTCCACATTTCCCCTTGCATATTGCACTGTTCCCTTGCCAGCGTTGTTTTATTCTTCGTCTTTCTCATCCCCCGCTTCTTCCTCTTTTCTTGCCCCCAGCAACTGCCCCACCAAATCCACGTCCAGTTCTGCGGCGTAGTTTTGGATTTTGGCCATTTCCTCCAGCTGCTCTTTCCAGTCTTTTCCGTTTTCCGCCGCCATATCCGCAAAGGTCTTTTGCCCTGTCAGTAGCGCGTCTTTGTTGGCCGCCGCCTCTTTCGCCGGATCAATCCACTTCTTCGGTGCTTTAATCCAAGTGTGTCTCGAATATTCGTACCGGTTTTTCTCCCAGAAACTTCCGTCTGCCGGTCTCCCGTCGCTCAGCTTTCCGGACAAATACAGAGCCTTGATGAATTCTTCAAAAATCTCATCCATCACGTCCTTTAGCTGCTGCCGCTCTTCCTCAAATGTCAGATCATCCTCGATTGCGCCCTGCCGTGCCGAAGAATAGTTCGTCTCAGACATATCGCGCGACGCGAGTTCATAGCTTAGACCCTGCCCGCTCCCGAGCATTCTAATCTGCTGCTTGATATGCGCTGTGGCATCCGTAGCTTGCATGTTCGGCTGAACTACGCTGATATCATCTCCGGGCGACAAGTAGTTAATCGTTCCGGGCGAAATCGTCTTGCCCATATAGCCATCGTCAACTCCGCCATACCCCCGCCCTGTTGTCGGCGGCGAATCTCGCTTAATGAAAACGCTCAGGCAAGCAAGCAATCGCTCTTTTACCGCCAGCGATCTCATGAACTCATTGATATCTCTTACGCGCGTGATTGTTGCCGCAAGATCTGACACCTCTCTTAGCTGTGTCGGTCGGTTCTTCGTGAAATAGAAAATCACATCCTTGGCCTGATAGAACTTTGTCTCCGTCTCCGTGAATCCGTCCGGTGCAAATTGCTTGATGTGATACCCCACCGCCTTGTTGTAAATGTCATATTCAATCCCGCCAATCACCTTGTTGTTACCACGCGCCACTGCCGTTTCATCCAGCGCATCAACTTCCAGCGCCTGCAGTTTGAACGGCAAGAATCCACCCGCCGTGTGCGTTTTCAGAATCAGAATTCCGCCATCGACCTTTTTCCTTCGAATTGCCATGCGCATCAGTGAATCAAAACTTTGCGTTCCGGTCACATCGCAATTCTCTTTCTTGCACCAAATTTCCCAGGCACGTTCTATTTCCTCTCGCAATTCCTCAGACTCAACCGTTGATCTCAACCGAAATCCGGCTCCATACACATTCCTCTTGAACGCCCCCACAATGGCATTCATCACATCCGAGTTCCGCTCAAGGTCCCGTGCTCTCGCCCGCAACACATCTCTCTCGCCTGCATCTGCCCAGGCCGCCGGTATGTTCTCCGCATACCAATTCGTGTTTGAATGCACATTGCTGAAGCTTGCGCCGTCATAGCTCATCGCGCGCTCCAGTTCATGCAAGGCCTGCTTATATGCCGCCCGCTTATACGCTCTTTCCGGCGAAAAAACTCCAATCACCTTCCCTAAAATGTCCACGCCTCACCGTCCTTGGAATACTGCAACGAATGTGTCCGCCAGCAAGTTCGACGGCTCTCCGCCCTGTACCGCTGCCTGTAGCTGCTTTTGCATCTTTAACAGCTGCTTCAAGTCCGCTCTTGCCAGTTCTCGTGTTCCGATTTTGTAACTCTGACCGCCCTTAAGAACCGCGTAAATCGCTTCGTTGATTGTGTTCAGCTGTTCTTCCGGTGTCCCGTATAAGTTAATTGCTTCGTCGCTCATGTGTATCCCTCCATCCAGCCGTCCACGTTCTGAATCCAGCCTTCTTCTTTTCGCGGTTGTTTCGGCGTTTCGTCCTGCTCGTTTTCCTGTACTGTCGCGAGATGCAAACTTCTCACTCCACACATTTCAGCCGCCGCCATCGCATAAACTTCGCAGTCCAGATAGTGGTTATCCGCATGTGAATGTTTCAATCTCCATACAGTTTTCTCTTTTCCTCCGGAACGTTCAACGACTTTGTGTTCTGCCGTCACCTGTTGTCTGTATTCCTCATCGCATCCCCGATATACCATCCATGAACCTTTTCCGTTTTCGCGCCGCATCCGCGCCGAAATCGAATCTTTGAACTGACTGCCGTCTACCAGGACAAGTTGCATTCCGTATGCGCGCGAGCCTTGCCGGTCTACTTTGCTGATTTTGTACCTGTCCCTCATCGGATTAGACGAACCTTTTACCGGCAGCGCCCAGTCTGAATTGCTCACGCAAAAATCATATGTGCTGTCCGCTTGATATCCGGAGTCTACAAGGCAGAGCTTCACAACCATCTTTCTTCCGTCTGCCGTCTTGTATTCCCGATTCATAGCATCGGCTATTTCCTCGAATCCCAAGGCCTGTCCGTGCGTTATGTTCTGCGATGTCGTGTATTCTCCCCACGCTCGAATCGTGTAATACAGACTTGTTTCCTGCACATCGACTCCGCCCGTCAAGAAAACAGCCCAGGACGGAACGACAAATTCTTCTTCCTCTGTTTCCCTGTCCTGCACCGTGTCCGCCGTTGTTTTCAGCTTCGTGTCTTCCCACGGTTCACCCAACCATGAATTCGTAAAGTTCTGCAGTTGTTCCGGATCCTCATACGATTTCAGGAACTCTTCTGCCACATCTTCCCATTTGAGAAACACGCTATAAAGCGAATTAATCCAGAAACCTACCGACCGCGGTGCTCCAATTCCTCTTTTCCTGACCGCCTGCCATTCTCCGCGCCGAAGCATTTCCGGTTTGCTCTCATTCTTGATTTCCGCCCCGCACTTCTCACAATAATATGTGGCCGTCTTGGCGCGCTCTGCTATGCTCATCTGCTTCTCATCATCTTTTTCAAAGCTGATTTGCGCAAACCGCAGTTCAATCATTTCTCCGCAATTCGGGCACGGCACAAAATAGTGCCTCACCTCATCCGCTCCATCATGCAGATTCCAAATGTAGTTGTCGCGCAATGTCGGCGTCGAACACGCGTACACTTTTTCTTGCGGCCTATATGTCTTTGTTCTCTCCAGTGCCAAGTTAAACGGGCTTGCCTCTTTCTTTGACGCTCCGCCCATCTTGTCAATCTCGTCAAAAAAGAGATACTTAATCGGCTTCGACGCCAGCTTTGACGGGCTTCCTGCGCCGTTCAGGAAAAGCGTCATCGTCGTAAACCTCAACTCAAGCTCCTTTGACTCCTGCTCTTTGAAAACTTTCTTGACCTCCGGAATCAGCCGGAACGCGGGCTTAATTCTCAGGTTTGACACTTCTTTCCCCAAATCATCTGTCGGATAGACAATCATCGTCGGTGCCGGGCTTTCCGTCACAATGTACCCGAGCATGTTCAGCATGGCCTCCGTGCCGCCAATCTGTGACGCCTTGCAAAAGTAAATTCTTCTGACCGCTGGATCCACAAAGCTATCCATAATCCCGCGCAAATACGGAGTCACATCATTGGACCATTTGCCCTGTATATTTGATGTTCCGTCCAGCACCCGGTATCGCTCTGCCCATTCAGATACCGTAAGCGTTTCCTTCGGACTTAACGTGCTCCGAATCACGCGTCGAAACAGTTTCGCCGTTTTTCTTCTCTGCCGCTCCCTGTCGCTCATTCTTCGCCTTCCTCGCCCTCTGTTTTTTCTTCTGTCCGCTCTATTTCGTCCGGATTGTACTCCGCCAGCTCGGAAAGCGCGTCATTTACCCCTGCCTCTATTTTTTTTACAACCAGATTTACGTCTGTCTCTCCAATTATTCCAATCGCCAGCTTTGGCGGCAACAATGTCAATTTTTGTTTGAAGTGTAGCAGCATGTCCGTCAAAAACAATTCAACATCATCGGCACGATGCATCTCTCTTTTTAATCGCTTTAATTTGATTTCAGATATCTGTTTTTTTATTTCCTCATGCTCTGCGCTGACTCTTTCTTTATCGAGGTTTCCTTTTCTTCCAGTTTCTTCGTCTATCTTAAATTCGATATATTCTTGAACGCATTTTCCCAAGGAATATCTTTTGCTTCCGGGCGCGAATTGGAAAAGCCCCTCTTCGCGCAACTGTCGCACTCTTCTGGAGGTAATCCCGAGGCACGCTGCAAGCTCTTTCTGATTCACCTCCATTCCTCAAATGTCCCCCCTCTCATTTCCGCTTTTTCTCCCTCTCTGTTTTGCTTGCCTTACAAGGTAGCTTTTTTTAGCTTCCCGCCCCGATTTGCGGAAGGAAGTCACCCCAAAAAAAGTGCTTTATAGCCAAAAACGCCGCGCCTCTTCCGCCCCGCTATACCCCACCCCTCCAGGAAGTACCTTGTAAGTTTTTCGTTCTGTGCTCAACCGCTCATGTGTGGCGCTTTGCGCGTGGTACGCGCGCTCTTTTTTATATGCTTACTTCTCTGTATCATGCTAGTATATATAAAGAAATATAAAATCAAGTTAATTGATTCTTCAACGACTTTATATAATAAAAAAGGCATCCGCATAAACGGACGCCAAAAAAAATATTTTTTT